TATCGATCTCCTCCGGTAGTCTTAATATAGATATCGTCTTCAGATACAGGAATTTTAGGGTAAATAGGGTTCTTTATATACCTTTTACCTTCTAAACTTGTAGTTCTTTCTATGGTTTTATATCTGTTCATATTAATCTGGTATTCCGCTTTCTAAACCACCTCTCGTAGTAGATGTAGCTACACCTGCGTTTCTTAACCTTTGAGCTTCTGATTCTTGAGCAATTTCTCATGCTCGTGCTTCTTTAGCAGCTTTATTCTTCAAAGCATCAATTTGCTGTTGTGGTTGTAATCTATACTTTTCTTTATTTTCTGCTGCTACTATAATACTAGAAGATACAGGTTCTGTTTTATTAATTTTCTTTTCGGGTGCTTTTCCTGTTTCATCTAAAATATTCTGACCTTCTTCTGCAAAGAATAAGTTAGTTTTAGGTTTACCGCCAAATCCTGGATTAGTTATGTAGTGGTATAGTCCGGTTTGAGGAGTAAATCGATGTATAGGTCTAAAGTTTACTTGACAGTCTAGTACATGAGGTAATTCCTGCATATCATCATCTTGACCTAATCCTTCTGGTTTAGACATTGCTATCTCCCAAGGGTAATCTGTTTGCCATGTATAGTTAATCTGCTCTATAAAACCTGGCATGTTATAAACGTAGTCCCCAACGGTAAGGTTAACTAAAGTACCTCTCATAAAATTAGCACTGTAAGTAGGGGCTGTAGACGAAGCTAAAAATACCATCTTTTGATATAATGGTTGCATCTCATGTCTTGTAGCTGCTGCTATCTTAAACCCTAAGTTAATACTTCTATCGAACCCTCCATAAGTATAAAATGCTTCACCCCTACCTAAATAACTATTTTTAGACCAATCTGCATTATAACTATCGTCAAACGAATCCAAAAATGCTCTAAAATAAAGCATAGTGTTTTTTTCAGGAGTAATTACTTCAAATCTAAATTTTATCAAATCCCGACCTTTACCTACTCCTATAGCTGGTCTATCGTGTACTTTTTTACCGTCTACTACACTTCCAACATCGTTAGAAAAATCTATAGGAGGTAGCATATTTATACCATCTATATCTAATCCGTTTCCTATAGGTTGAGTATACCCAGTTATAGGTTTAGTTTTCTGTAGTCCTTGGTCACCTAAATTTATACGGCTTTCTCGTTTTATTGTTTTATCAGTGTAATCTAAACTATAACTATTGTTGCCGTCTTTTCTAAAATCATCTATTGAAATAGTAGGATTTTCACTACTAACTTTTGTTTCAGAGGTAAGATCTACGAGCTTAGTTTCATCATTAGCAGTATAAAACGTACTTTCATTTCTAAATCCTCTATAAAAATGTGTGCCTGTACCGTTAACAGGTACTTGAGCAAGAGTAGAACCTACTATCTTAGCAGCATTTACTACTGTATCTTCTAAAAGAGCAGCTCCTCCTCTTATAAGATTACCAATTTTAGTACCGGGTACAGGAGTCTTATCTTTTTTATCCCTTCTTTCATTTCTTCGAGCTAGCTTACTATCAATACTTTTTTTAAGTCTATCCTGTATGCCGATTGAATTCAATAAAGTCTCATTTCCTAAATACTTCAACCCAGAAGGTGAAGCAAAGAATTTAGTCATACGCTCTAAATCATCAATTCTACGGCTAGCTTGTAAACCTAAACCTTGCTGGGAAGGAGTTTTGTTAATATCCTTCGTTACAAGTGGTTTATTAGCGCCGTATTTTAATGACTTAAGTTTTTTGACTCTACTGTCATCAAGAGACTCTATTAATGCCATTTATAAAAGATTAATTAGCTTTTAGCTTCTGCTGTTTTAATTGTATCAGTATAATTTACTCCAGGAGTTAATCCGTTCAAATCATGTACTGAATGATTAGCTTTCATAGTTCTATTAGGATCTACTCCTTGTGCATGCAGTTGAGAGGTATTTAAAGCTCCTTCTCTTGTTGCAGGTCTTTCACCTTTCAAACTATGAATTGATGGATTATTTAAAAATTTTGTTTTAATTGCCATAATTGTTTGTTTTAATATAAATAGTTGTTAGCCTGATCTGTACGCACCAAGATTTAATGCCATACCGGCTTTATTACCGTCTATGAATACATCACCGCCTTCTTTTACTGCTGCTATTAATTCTTTGAGTAAAGTATTAGTCTCTTCTCCAAATCTTGTACCGCCGGCCATTACCAGAGTGTCTTTAGGGTTAGAGCGGAGTGTAAAGTCATTTAACCTCATTTCATTACTACCTCCTGGGTTAGAACGGGAAGTAGCATTGCTTATATCTTTAGCTGCTAATCCTGCATCTATAGCTACTGATGCAGCTGTTCCTATTCCTGGGATTGTACTAGCTACTCCAGAGGCAAGTTCTCCTGCTGCTCCAATAAAGTCACCTGAAGCTGCTCTACTAATTGCAAAGCCTAGTCCTGCTAATGCTCCTATAAGTGGGATTTTTTTAACTATAGATTTACCTATAGATTTACCTCCTGTTTTAAGAGCAGCCTGTCCTGTAGCTTTTGATACTGCTTGTCCTGTAGCAACATCTCTAAATCCAGTGGTTAGCCTAGGATCCTTTACTATCCCGCTAGCAGATTTAGTTGCTGCTTTTGTGCCTCCTTTTCCTAAAATGCTACCTAATTTTCCAATTCTGCCAAAGCGCAATACACTAATAGCTACTAAACTACCTAAAGCTAATTTTGCAAAGTCTGCTACTCCTTTCATAGCTGTAGCTATTCTATCTAAAGGATCTCCAAGATCCCCAACTGTTTCTTGCATTTTTGTAACAGCTAATTGCATAGCCTGAGCGGTAGACAAGTTATCTTTTTGATAATCTAGTTCGTCTTTACCTAATTTAGCTAATGCTTCTGCTCTATCTAATCCTTTACCTTCTAAAATAGCAGTTTGTTGAGTTAAAGAAAGAGCCTTAAATCTTTCATCAGTAAGCGTCTTATCTAAATTTTTCATGGCCTCTTGCTTAGTAAGCATTTCAGCCATTTCGTCTCTAGACATTCCCATAGATTTAGCAATAGCGTCTTGAGCTATTCGGTTCATTCCAGCAAACGATGTAGCAGTAATCTGTTGATTAGCTAGTTCTTGTTGAAGACCTGCCATATCATTGGTCAAAGCATACATTCTAGCTTTTTCAAAATTAAGCTCTCTTCCTGTTAAAAGCTCAGCTTCTAATTCTGCACCAATAGATTCTTCAAAATTTAATAAACCACCTGCTATACTGTCAAGCTGTGAAAGAGTTAACCCAAATTTTCTTGCGTTAAATGCAGCTTTTGCTATACCGCCAGGTAAAGCTTCCGAGGATAGCTGTACTGCTGCACTTACATTTGCTACATCTTTAAGAACCTGTTTATAATCGACAGCACTTTTAGTTACATAATTTTGAGCTAATACTGTACCTGTAAGAGTATCTGAAAATTCGTCTAATGTTTTTCCTGATGCTGCTGATAAATTTGCTAATTTAGCTGCTTCTTGACCTGATAAACCTAATCTTTGAGTCATCAAGGCCATCTTTTCAGCTGTTGCAGCTGTAATAGTACCTGATGTTCCTAACTCTTCATTTACAGCTTTAATACCTTCCATCATTTGTGCGATGGAGAATCTACCTGAGGTATTAAGTGACTTTCTAAGATCTTCTGCTGCATCTCTAGATATGTTTAATCCTCTAGAAAGCTCAGTCGTCTGTTCATTCAGTAGTATAAGCCCATTGACTACGGTACCTCCTGTAAATATAGCTGCTGCTTTACCGCCTGCTTTAACTAGTTCTTTAGCTCCTGCAAAAGCACCTTTTTTACCTCCTCCTGCTTCTCTTGCGGCTTCACTCGCTTTTCTGAATTCACCAAAAAACTTTCTTAATACTGGAATATCTTCAACAAGATCGTCCATATTATCAAAGAATTTGACAGATTTATCAATCCTTTTTAACTCTCCGTGAAGTTTTTTAGTATTATCAACCTGAGCATCTATATTATTAGCTGCTTCGGCGTAGAGTTCTGCTATACCCTGTAATAACTCTTTTTCTCTTCCTGTAGCAACAGCAGCTTGTCTTAAAAGGCTTTGCTGTTTAGATCTTAATCCAACCTGTTCTTTTAACGCTGCTTGAACTTTTTTCTCAATCTGCTGTGATTTACCTTTTATTTTTAAGTCCTCAGCTGATATGTTAGAAAGTTCTTTAGCTAGTGCAGTTGATGCAGAAAAACTATCTTTAAATTTTGCTGCATTATCTCCCGTAGCTTGACTTATTGCACGAGCGTTATCACCTATAATCTTACTAATATCCTTAATACTATCAGCTGTAGATATAGCATCTTGTCGCATTTTCTCAAATTCTTGAGAAGAAAGTTGTCCTATCGTTTGATTTTCGTCTGCCATAAACTTAGGTATATAATATAAATAGGAAAGACCCCTATTTAGGAGAGGTCTTTGTTGAGTAGCTAGGTCCTACACCCGGCCTTAGTATTTGAGGTTGTTGTGATTTTTGAGCTTTGTTCCATTGCTCTTGTTGATCTGATTTTTTATCGTAATGTTCTTTTAGCTTTTGAAAAGTAAATCTACGAATCCATATGGGCATATTATATACTTCAGACCAAGTATAACCACCCTGTCCGTTAAATACTATTTCGTGAATCTGTGAGTATACTTGAAGTTTATACTCAGGCGTCAGGCCAAAAAAAGTTAATTGTTATCGGCAGATCGACGTCCTCCTGGCCGCCGTTATCATTCTCTACAGTTAACAACATATCGACATCAGGCGATACCTGATTGTAGTATTCACGTAATGCTCTTGCATCTTTTGCAAGTAAATATTTATCTACAAACTCTCTGATATCTTTCTTTTCAGTAATGCCATTTACTGATGTAATAATATATTTGAGTCGAGTTGTAACTTCTGCTACATTATCTTTGTTAATCTTCTTTAAACCTTCAATCTCCCTATCTATATTTTTTTCATCACCGTGAGTTAAAACTTTGAAGGTAACTGTGTTATCAGTATGTGGTAATTTAAAAGCGAATTCATTTTTCTTATCTTCAAGTAAAGTATAGTCAATATCTTTGTTCTCTAAAGTAGATAAGTCCACTGTATGCTCTTCTCCAGCATATGTAATATCGTAATCTTTTCCGTATGACAAAATACGTGCTGCCACCATTATAGCATTTTTATCCCCTATAAGTAGATCATTGTAGTTAAATCCTTCGGTAACTATTAAGGACTGAAGTAATTTATCTATTACAACTCCTTTACGTATAAAGTTTTGATTGGTTAAAATGTCCTCTTCCTTAGCAGTCATGTACTTCATTTCAATAGTACCTTTGGAAAGAGGACTGTCTTCAGGGTAAAGAAGACCTTTTGATGGTAGTTCCACAACCTCAGTTGGTAACGAAAATTTGGATTCCATAAATTTTATTTAGTTATAACTTGTTCTATAAATAAATATATGAAAAAATTATTTTTCGACCAACAAAAAACCCGGAAAAGTCCGGGTTAATTGAAATTGAGGGTAGGGGTAAAAAAATATTTTAAAAATTCAATACGCAATAATCCATTGCAACAGTAAGTGAAAGGTCTACTACTTCGTCTGTAGCCCAGTCAAACTGACCAAAGTCACCATTTACAATAAATGCTCCTTTGATAACCCATTCAGATACTACATCACCTACAGGTCCTAAAACTTGTAACTTAAGATCTTTTTTGTAGAAGTCTGAATATCCAGCACGTCCTGTTACTGATTCATAAGATAAACGAGCCCATTCCATTACTGCTTGTGCTCCAGATGGAGTAATTGGATCATAAAGCACCATATCCATATCTTGCCATTCTCTTTTTCCACGAATCTTTCTATAAGAATTAATGTGGTCTAGTTTGATAGAGTTATCAGTGAATGTAGGTGCTTTTACGTTCTTCACCATAAAGCCTTGGATACCTGTATCGGCCATGCTGACTATAAATCTATTTTGAACCTTGGGCTCGAAGGCTCTGAACATGATTTCGCTTGAATCTAATACTGCCATGTTATTTGTTTATTATAAATATCTTATTATTAAATTATGCATTAAAAGTTGCTCCTGTTGGCTCTACTGTAAAGTCTAGTACGATAAATTCTGCAGTTTTAGCTGGCTGAATAAATACTTGACCTACTAGCTGGTTTCTATCAATAACATCTGATGTGTTATTAGTGTCGTCCATTACTACTCGGAAAGAGTAAAGACCTTGTTGCTGTACTACTGATTCTAAGTATGGATTAACGATTGATAAGAATCTATTACGAGTTGCGATTGTATTTTGTTCGAATACTAAGTTACGAGCTTGATCTCCAAAGAACTTCTTAAGTTCGATTAATAGTCTACGAACGTTGATACGATCTAGTGCAGAAGACTTTTTCTGCAATGTTTTCTGACCGAATGCTGCAATGCCTTGACCTGGGAATGTAGCGATTGGATTTACATTTCCATCATATAAAGTATCACGATCGGCTTTAGTTAGTTTTCTTTCTGCTTGGATTACGTTAGGAATACCTCCTCTTACTAGTCCTGCTGGTGCAAACCATGGAGCTGAAGCACCATCTGTGAATGCATATACACCTGGAATAACTACTGAAGGTGGTACGAAAGTATTTTTACCTGTAGCTGATCCTACTTGTACCCATGGCCAGTAAGCAGCTGCATACGAGCTATTGATCTCACCTGCTTCTGATACTGCATTTGCAAGTGTATCACCGTAACCTACTGGATCTACTACTGCGATAGCATCGCCACGAGTTTCTGCTAATGAAACTACTTTAGAAATAGTAGTACCGTTATTTTGCTGAGTAAGACCTGGTACTGTGATAATATTGAATGCATACTCGTCTTTGTTTTCTAGAAGAGTAATAGCATCTGTGTAATCGGCATCGACTAATCCTTGAGCATCTGTAGCTGCATCTGTAATGCTTCCAAAGTATGCTGCTCCTGCTTGAACATTGCTTCCTACTGCTCCGTGGAATGAACCAGATTGTGCGATTGGAAGTGAACCAGAATAAGAAACACCACTTGAATCTGTTCCTACTGAAAGTCCATCTGTTCCTAGATAGTTAAGAGTAGGAGTGGTTACTGCCGATACTCTGATATAATTTGATTTGTTTACGTATGATCCTGTAGTCTGTAGATACACAACTCCTGAAGAGTCAGTAGTTTTTGTAAGTACTTGATCTCCAATTACGCTTGCAATATAGCTATCAG